ATCCCCCCCAACCGTAGGGTTAAAGTTCTCAGGGATTGTGGTTAGACTTCTTAAATATAAATTCCCCCCAACCGTAGGGTTAAAGTTCTCAGGGATTGTGGTTAGACTATTTAAATATAAATACCCCCCAACCGTAGGGTTAAAGTTCTCAGGGATTGTGGTTAGACTACTTAAATATAACCAACCCCCAACCGTAGGGTTAAAGTTCTCAGGGATTGTGGTTAGACTTCTTAAATCTAAACTCCCATCAATTTTTTGTTTACCATAGAATTGATCAATGGTTATGTCGTGCTTTTTACAGAAATCAATAATTGTGTCTTTCATAATAATAAAATTTTTATGTTTAATAACTATGCAAATATACGTTAATTTTTTTGCTTTGTTACAAACATAGTGAAAATAATTTAAAATTTTAAAAATTAAAATGTTTTTCATATATATTGTAATATATCACAAAATTAATAATATGTTTTCATATTGTTAATTATAGTATTTATTATAAATAAATTTTTTTCAAAAAAATTAAAGTATTTATAATAAATTATAAAATATTATAAAATGGCTGAGAAACAAAAAAGTGGTACTGTTTACCAACAATTAAATAGGATATTAAATTTAGATGGGTTTGAATCGAGTGATCAATCGCCAATTATTGCTCCAACGCCTCAACAAACGAAAATAATTATCAAAGGTAATAGTCCTGACGAAATAAAAAGAAAGGGACTTGAATTAGAACAAAAAAGAGAACTTCAAAAAAAGTTTTTTAGAACAACAGATCGTGGTTTTCAAAAGGCACTTCAATATGAAGCAGCTAGATTACCAGCATATATTGATTACGAGGGATTTGAATTTGTTCCAATCATTTCAAGTGCACTTGATCTTTTTATGGAAGAATCTACAACCATTGGATTAAATGGAAAAATGTTAAATATATATTCTAATAAAGATAGAATTAAATCCTTATTGGAAGAATTCTTTTATGATATCGTTAATGTAAATGTTAATCTACCATTTTGGGTTAGAAATTTATGTAAATATGGTGATAATTTTTGTCTTTTATATGGTGAAAGAAAAAAAGGTATTACTACTGTTAAACAAATGGTTAATTATGAAATTGAACGATTTGAAAGAATTAAAGATGGTAAACCGATTGTTAAATTTAAAGAAAGAATGACTGGTGATGAGTTTAATACTTTTGAAATTGCACATTTTAGATTATTAGGAGACGATAAATTTTTGCCTTATGGATGTTCTGTATTAAATAAAATTAGACGAGTTACACGTCAATTAATTATGGCTGAAGATGCTATGTTAACATATCGTCTTGTTCGTGCAGGTGAAAAGAAAGTATTTAAAATTGATGTTGGTAATATTGATGAAGACGATATTGAAGATTATATATTCAAAGTAGCAACAAAATTTAAAAAAGTTGGACAGGTTGCCCCAAACGATGGCCAAATTGATTATCGTTTTAATATTCTCGGAAATGATGAAGATTATTTTATTCCAGTAAGAAACGCAAACGTTCAAACCGGCATTGATACTCTACAAGGAGCATCGAACCTGTCAGACATCGCTGATATAGAGTATCTTAGGGATAATCTTTTTTCTGGACTTGGAATTCCAAAACCATTTTTAAGCTTTCAAGATGCTGGTGGTGGTGGTAAAAATTTAGCACAATTTGATATTCGTTTTTCTAAGAAGATAAATAGAATACAACAAGCGGTCATACAAGAATTAAATAAAATGGCTATAATTCATTTATATTTAATGGGGTATGAACAGGATGATTTAAATAGTTTCACATTATCATTAACAAATCCATCATTACAACAGGAACAATTAAAAGCTGAATTATTCCGTGAAAAAGCTCAAACATATGCTGAATTAACACGTAGTGAAAGTGGTCTTGCACCAATGTCACATACTAATGCTAAAAGATTATTATTCAATATGAGTGATAGGGAAATTGTTGAAGATTTAAAACAGCAGAAAATGGAAAAGGTTGTGATGCAAGAATTTGCTGATGCACCTGTTATAATAAAAAAGAGTGGATTATTCACAGATATTGATAAGAGATTTGGTGAACCGGTTGAGGGGATACCAATTCCTCCCGAAAATACTGAAACACCTGAATCTAATGTTGGTGGTGGTATGCCTGAAATGCCAACATCTACACAGCCTTCGGCAAATGCCACAGCACAGCCACCAATTCCACCACAGGGGGGTGTTGAACCAACGATGGGTGGACAATCTACTGAATTATCAGAAGAAAAGATTGGTGGTTTTGATGAATTAATCAATAATATGGTTTTTGGTGGCACATCAGAACCGAAACAAATAAAATCAAATAAAAGAAAAAAAATAATTAATGAAAACACAACAAAAAACAATAAATTAAATACTAATGCTGAGAATATGATAAATGAGATTAACGATTTGTTAAAAACAACAGAATCGATAAATTCGAAAAATAAAATATTTGAAAACACATTAGACATTAACATTGATGATATTGACATGTAGTTGAATAACATGAAATTATTATTACTTATATAATTTATAAACATTTATAGTATTTATTATTAAAAATAAGAATATGGAAAACATGAATATAGGGATTGCAAATTTATTAATTTCTAATAAAATAAGAGAATCATATTTCGATAATAATTTAATAGAAGAATCGAAAAAAGTAACTTTAGATTTTTTAGAAACTATAAAAAATTCTCCTATATTACAATTAGAATTTAAAGTGTTTAATAATTTAGAAAACAAACACATTGAAAATGAATTAGCAGCAACCAGATATGTTGATAATAATATTAAATTATTTGAAGTATACACAATTGATGAAATTAATAAAGAACATGAAAAATTAAATAACATATTTGATGAAAGATGTTTAAAAAATATGTTAGATAAGGAAAAAATTAATTTATATTCTGCAGTACATTCATTAATTAAAGAATCTATTAGTAATTACAATATGGTTGATGTTGATAAAATACATGAATCATTTACAATTGTTTTAAATCACATAAAAAAACCAAAGAATATTTTAAGTGAAAATGTTGAAAACGATATTATTAATGATGAAATTATTGAGATTGCAATTGATAAGTTCAATGAAAAATATTCTTCATTAAATGAAGATGATAGAAATTTATTTCAAAGATTAATCAAATCGAAAGATAATGAAAAAATTGAACTTTTAAACGAATATAAAACCGAAAATTTATTAATATTAGAAAAGATTAATAAAGACAATATTAAAGATAATATTACAAAGGCAATTAGTAAAATTCATGAAATGAAATATGATAATACTACCATCGATGATGATATTATTTCATTACATGAATTGAAGAAAAGTTTGTGTTAAATATTATTCTTCACATCAGCATTAAATTCATCAAAAGTTTTTGCTTTTTCATTTGGGGGTGCATTCATTCCTAAATTATCATAACCAAAATAATATCCTTTAGGTTTTTTTACACCAGTACTATTATCTTTATCCCCCAATATTGCGAATATCTTAAAAACATAATCAATACCCTCTTTTTCATACCCACTATCATTTTTAGCGTTGTTTATTGTGTTTGTATAAGATATTTTACTGATGTGTGCAGGACCTCTATTATAACCAAATAATGCACTACTTGCCAAACTATCTGATTTATTTGCACAATATTTCATATATCTACACTGTGCTTTTATCATTAATTCAGGATGATCCATAATGTTTTGTAATAATATTGGTTTATTTAATTTCGTATAACTATCGATTGGTTCTGTTATGTTTTTCATTAAATTATCAATTTCATCTTGACTAAATTTGGGAAATACATTATAACTATTTTTCGCTACAATGTTATATATTGTCATCATTAGAAATTGCGTTAATCCAAATGCTGCTGGATATCTAGTTCCACTTGATTTAGTTTTACCAACAGAAAAATCCCAAATTCTATATTTTGATTCAGCATAGCATTGTGCTGCCAAAATATTAGCATCCATTTCATATTCTTTAGCATATTGATCATACCAAGCAATCATTTTTTCAACAAACACATTTGAATCTGAAATAACATTACTTTTCCAATTAAAATTATCAGTTGGTGTTGTTGGTGGTAAATTATAAACTTCAAAATATTTAGTAAAATCAACATTTGGCATTGTTTTATTTCCAGACAATTTATTATCTTCTGTTTCTGTTATAACATGTTTAATAAATTTTTTTCCATATTCACTTAATTTAGTATACATTTTATTCAATTTTTAATTCATACATTGATTGATATTTTGCATTATTTGGATTTCCATTACTACTCATTACTGCTTCACTAATAACTTTTTGGACACTTGATGATCCAATTGTTTCATCTGAACTTCCACCCACAAATCCAAACATTGTTGCTGGTTCAGTAACTCTTGGTTGTGTGTATTTAACGATTTTTGTACCAGAAAAACTAGTTGTCATTGTATTTGGTATGATATTATGTTCGACAGAAGTTATTAAATATGCACCATTATACATTGGAATATTTTCAAGTTGAAAATATTGTGTTGGTTGTATCATTGCATTACCCAAACCTTCAACAGTTGCACTATAGGCCCTATTTTCATATAAATTATATAGATTCTGTCCTTTTGGTATTGAAACACCACCTTCATTATCTCTAGCTAATCTTGATAAGATTTGTATTGATTCGTTAGTTTCAGGATATTCTTTACTATTAATTTTTATGTTTGTAAACATTGATTGATTTTGTTCACCAAATCTAACTCTAAATGCACGTACTTGTCTATATGGAAAATTAGTGTTTTTTATTGTTTGTTCATCACCATTTAAAGAATTATTACTTCCATTTTCTGAAGTATTAAAATCGGGTGCATCAGTAAATTCCAAATCAGAAATACCATCATCCTTAAAATCACCCTTAATTGTTGTTGGATAACTAGAACTTCCACCAATATACATACAAACAAAACATGGACTTTGATTTGAAAAATCACCAGTTTCAATTTTAAATGATTTTTCCCAATCATTCTCACTATAACTCATAAAATTTTGAATTGGAAAAAATTCAAAACCATTTGACGACAATAATTGTGTTAATACTGTAAATACACTTACATTTGGATCATCAAATGCCTCAATTAATCTACTACAATCAAGAATGGTATCACCAATTGGATTTAATGCTCTATCAACAAAAGCAAATGAATTAATTAATCGAGAATTTTCACCAAAATTAAAGGGATAACCATATGTTCTATTATTTGGATTAGATAGCCATTTATCATTAACGTTTTTAAATGAGTAATATGTTTGAGTAACAATATCCTCATCACCTTTCATTTTCTTATTTTCTTCTTCAGATTTTTCAACATCCTTTTCTTTTTCAACCAATTTTGTGTTGATTTCATTAAATAATGTGGAAAAATATGTATTATTAATATTTTTCTTATTAGAATTTTCATTCAATTTTTTTAATGAACTAAATTCTGAATCGTATTCTTTCGACATCTTAAATGTTAATTGAGAAAAATTTAAAATTGTTGTTTTTTCTAAAATTGGTTTAATTAATTTATTAAAATAAGTGACACCATTAATACTTTCATTTGGATTTAATAAAATTTCATACGATTCTTCTTTTGTTTTTCCAAAACCAACACTTTTTTGTACATCATTATATAAATTCAAAAATTGTGTTGTAAATGTTTTTAAATAATTTAATTCAAAATTATCATATTCTAATTTGAATGCTTCTTTATCTTTTTTCGATAGGTAATCATTAACATCTTTAATGTCTGCAAAAATTAACACACCTGCCGTGCTTAGTGTATTACCATCGCCATTAATAAAAAATTCTTTAAGTGCAGTAATAAATGAACCATCAATACTACATAATAAACCAACATATGCTGATAAAAATTGTGGTACTTCAATAGCTGCTGGCACTGTGAATACTAAATCATTTAAATTTTTTGAATATTTATTAAATGGACTGAGAGTATAACCAAAATTAGATAAAAACAACAATGCACTTAATTTCGAAGTAGTGGTTAGTGTATTATATAATTTAGTATCACATTTTGATAATTGGTTAACCCAAATATCAATAACATTATTAAATTTATTTAAACTATTTGTTGTTGATACTGAATAATCACTCCAACCACGATTTCCCTTTGAATAAAAATCATTTATCATATTTTCTCTATTTTTTGATTTCTGTAGTGAAACCAAAAAATCAACCATAAAACTATTTAAATCAGCAACGTATCTAGTATCTAAATTTACATTATCATATTTAGTAACAACTCTTGTGTTAATTTCACCCTTTCTATCCACACTATCATCTCTAACATAAACAACATTTTCATTTGTAAATTGATAATAATTTTCAGGTCGTCTACCATTAAAAAAACTTTCAAAAACATTCTTTCTTACACTTTCTTGGAAAACATTAATTGGATCATTACTACTATTCGATGTCTGAGCAATAATTTCATTACTAACTATTTTAACACCAACAAAATTTTCATTAGTTAATTTATTTACATAAACTTTATCTTGTATTGAAATATTCAAATATTCTTTTCCTATAAAATCGTAATAATCCTTTACGTTTGAATTTAAATATGTGTAAAAATCGTTCATCACTTCAGTAGAAACATATTTTTTCGTAAATTCTTTTAATGCACCACTTAAATTTGTATTGTTAATAGATGCAATTAAATTAATAGCCTCTGCCTGTGCATGTAAATTAATAAATGATTTATTGGAATTATCTGTAATATAAAACATATCAGATAATACATTTTGTGATAAAATATAGAACCTATTTAATAAAATTTTTAATACTTGAACAATTGAACTATCACTACTTGTATTAATCGGAGCACCACCACTTGCAGTATCAACACCAAAATATGGTGTTGTCACATCAACACTTCCTAATTGTGAATCATATGGAGATATTGGTATCCAAGTATTTGATCCATCAGCATTTTGTGCAGATTTCATGTTTAAATCCTTTTCACGTTTTTGC